GGCAGGAACGGGTCAACGTGGAGCTGGAGTCCCATCTGCGGGATCACGTTGGTGGTCGGCATCGGGACAGCTGCGGCAACCTGATCGTTGATCCATGCCTTGTTCGCACTGGTCAGAATAGACCGGGCAGTGAACTCCAGGGACGGGGGGACAACAAGGTGCTTACCCATAACGCCGATAGGCTCGCCGTTGGGATCGGTCTGCGCTGCCATGAGTTCCATTGTGGTTTCGAGGTTGTCGATGGTCAGTGGGAGGACGCCAAGGTTGGTGACGTCCTGCCCGCAATCGGTGATGGTTGCACCGTAGAGGGATGCGTTCCCATCGCCGCCGACACCCGCATAGAGACCGGTCACGAACCGGGCTTCAGAGCGGAGTGCTGCGGTGCTGAACCTGGTAGGGATGTCGTTGAATGCCCCAAGTGAGTCGTTGATGAGCGATTCCCACGAAATATCGAACTGACGCCCGTATTTCTTGACGGCATAAGTGTACCGGCAGTTGGTCGGCTTGACCGGCTGATATTCACCCTTTTCAGGGACCTCTGCGAGCGTGTTGTCAGCGCCGTGGAGCTTCTCACGCCTTACGGTGTTGAAGTCCGGCACGGTGGTCATGCGGACGTAAGTCTTCCAGTCAGCGTATACCGCCTTGTAGTTGGCAAGGAGCTGCCGGTCGATGACCTGCCCGAACAGGTATGGGAAATCAGAGGTAGTGATTGCCTCTTCAATCCGGGCCTCATGCATCCGGCGGGAAAGCCGGTCTTTGTTCATTATCAGGTCAAGGGCGCCGGCCATTGCCGACTCGTTGACGGTGTGCTTACGGGTAGCTTTGAACCCGTCCCAGTTTGTCATTGATTCAAGGAAATCTGCCATTTTCTTTTTCCTCCTTAGGTGCTGTAGCACTGGATGAAGTGGATCACGCCACCGACGTTGACCGCAATAGTTCCGCTCGGAGTTGCGAGGGTGTCAGATGCCGATCCACCGCAAACGGTGAAGGCGTCGAGTTCGAGGAGTGATTCGAGAGTCCCGGCGGTGCCGGAGCTGTTGACGTGGATTGCGCTGCGGATTGCAGGAGCTGCACCGGGAACGCCTTCCATCATGATGTCGAGGCCACGGACAAACGGTGCAATACCACCATTCTTGTTGTCGGTGTCGAGTTTCAGGGCAGTCATGCTGGAAACCGTTGCGTCGGTTGCCTCGTCACGAACTACTTTAAGCTCCCCTGCGGTGATTTCTCCACCGGTGGAGATCAGGTTATCAACAACGCGGATATTGAACCCGTGGATCTGTTCCCCTGCGAGCAGGAGCGTGGCCGGGGCGATACATGCCTCAATGAGCTTTGCCTGACGGATTGCGACATCGCCTTCAAGCAGGAAGTTACCCGCAGCCGCCGAACCGCTGCCGAAGTGCATGATGCCTCCGAGCGAGTTAAAGTCGTTGTGGACCTTGACCGCTACGAGGGTTGGGACGGTGGTTGATGCCGATACCGCACCGAGCACAAAGCCAAATGCCTGGAAGTGCTGAGGGTCTGACTGGCCGGACAGAAGATATACGCTGCTGCCTGGAGTGCGCTGGATATACACCGGGTCGCCGTAAGTCATCGCACGGGCAACGCCGTCACTTGTCCCGTCGCTGACGCATCCGAGCACGTTGAGATACCAGATCCCTTCGGTGTCGATTGCGATCTTGTCGGTTGCGGCTTCTGCGGTGTCGAATGCAACGCCAACGATGTTAGCGCCGTGGATGACCGGATCGCCTTTGTTCACGAACCCGCTGGTCCTGTATGGGTGAGCGAGTTCTGACTCAACAACTGAAACGTGCCGGCCTTCGTAGGTGCTTGATCCCTCTTCGCCGGCAGTTCTGCCAGTAATTCCGTATTCTGTCATGGTTGATTACCTGCCTCCGGCGGCTGATTCCGCCATCTTCTTTGCCACTTCAGCGGTCTTGCCCTGTGCAAGGTATACCCGCTCGAAGGATTCAACGAGCGCCTTGTGAGCGTCGCCATCGTTCCCGCCAGCCGGTGCACCGTTGCCAGTGATACCCGGGCCTGCTGATTCCTTCCGGATCGCTGCGATCTCTTCGGTCTTGACCTTGATCGCTGCGGTGACGGCTTCCGCGAGTTTCGGAGCGTCAACCTCTCCGGCTTCGGTGAGTGGGATCTGTTTCATCAGAGTTTCGGTGAGCAGCTTACCGGATGCTTCCGGCAGTTTGGCCTTCCCGATCTCTGCCTTGACGTATTCGCTTGCCGCACTCTCAGCGATCTTCGCCTTGAGTCCTGCGTTCTCTTCCTTGAGCGTCTTGATCGTGGTTGCGGCCTCTTCCAGCTTCTTTGTCTGGTCTTTGGTGGCAACTTCGATTTTCAGCTCTTCCGAGATGGTTTTCTTCATCTCGTCGAAAACCTCGGGGTGGTTCGTGCGAATCTCCGCGAGGGTGAGTGATTCCTGTTTGTCTGCCATGTGATCTTCCTTCTTCTGGTCATTGTCCGGGTTCGGATCGTGCCGGACCTTCATCTCCCCGAACAGCGTTCTGTAATGCCCGCCTGCCCCCGGGACCGTGACGAAATCAACGGTGTTGAGATCGTCAGCGAGCAGTTCGGTGATGATCGGGCCTTTCTTGCCATCGGCTTCTCCCATCTCCGAAACGCCGGAAACGTAGTGAGAGATCCCGATGTGGCCGTCCATCGCTTTGATGTCCTCGACGAACGGCGGCAAGACCCGGGCCTGTGCGTAGACCCCTGGACCGTCCCAACCGGCGGCTTCGTAATGCCCGGCCTTCGTCAGGATCGCCGCTAACGGTGATTCACCTTTGATGGTCCTGGCAGGCTGCTCCTTTGCGGCGGTGCGGGTCGGATGGTCGATGTGCATGTGCATCCCAGCGGGATATACGCCAGACTCGCAAGCCTTGCGGAGAACCTTTTCAGAATAGTAGCCCGACGATCCCCAGCCGGGAGAGATAATGTGCACATCGATCAGCAAGCCGGGTTTTTCCTGCTTGCCAATCTCGATCAGCCGGAAATGAGCGATAGGGCTGTCAAAAATGGCGGTTTCTGTTGCCATTACGCATATTTGATACAAAAAGAGATATAAAGGAAAGTAAGCGGTATACTTAAAAAGATATATTACCGTCAGAGATATCAACGGAGCGGTATACCGCTAGTTATCTCACGCACATTGGAGCGTGTACCCTTCGACGGAATCCCGGGTCGATAACCGGGTATGGCGCTGGCTTGGGCGGTCCGAACTCCCCGCGCTTGATCTGCTTAATAATCTTCCGAATTGCAATTCGCATGTTAGAAATAAGTAACATTAATAAGTATATAAAAGTTTGTTTAAAATATGAGTGTGGGGAATAATCTATCTTTTTGGTGCCTGCTGGTATGCCATCCAACACCGACAACCTGGGTCGGTTGGCGGTTCAGTATGTCCCGATGAGAAGACGTGCCCCATGGGGACCCACCCCTCGGCCTCATTTGCGGTATGCTCGGGCCGGACCTTCTCATCCTTGCTGGTTTCCCAGTGCTCCTCCATTGTTACGCCGTCATCTTCAAGTGAGCGGGCAAACAACTCATTCCCCTTCTCGTACGATTTCCCGGTTTCATAGACGGCGATCCGCTGCGCACGGTCACGGCTGATCGGGCCATCATACAACTTCTGGATCTCGCGGGCAGTCTGCGAATATGACCAGCCCTCATCAATCGCGGTGCCGATCACGCGCTTCAGGCTGTCGCCGGTGGTTTTCTGAATGCCTTTGATGTAATCCACAGACCCGCCGGTCTTCTGGAAGAAGGCCACGGCCCGGGGATTCGCGAGATTGAACGTGGTGCCTGGTTTCTTTGACGGATCGAATGGGATCAGGTTCTTGAGCTGGTCCGCTCCAGCTGCTACCCCGTCAACCTCCGCGCTGAATACCACCCGCTGCATCTCGGATAAACTGCGGGATGCTATATCATCCCAGATGCGATCAAACTGCGCTAAAGTGAGTTGGGTTGTACCTTCAGTCAGCTGACGGTATGATTCAGAAAAAAGGTATTTCTGTTGTGCGAGCGCGTCCAGCACTAACCGCTTCTGGTTGCGGAACACCGCCGCGATCCGGGGCCGGTGCTTACGTGCCAGCCGGTCTTTAGCCCGCTGCTTCAGAACTCCGATGGCCCGCGCCTGGACCCGTTCGGCTGCTTCTGCAATCATAGGTCAACCCGATCCGGGCATTTAATACACGGATCTTCCACACTCTCAAATGCAGCGGCGAGATTCTGCCGATAAAGAATATTACGATAAATTGCCCGCTTCTGGCATTTCTCACAGATACCGCGAGAAATTATATTTGGGGAGATGATCTCTCCCGATTTGAGGGAGGTCATACTACCTTTACTTTCTTAGCCGCTTCCTTCAGCTCCCCGGCATCCTTTGCAAGCTGAGTGAGGAGATCATCAGGGACTTCAGTATCCGGCTCTTCCGGAGTCCCCGTGGCTGACGCATCCAGCGCCGCGCCCATCTCTTCCATTTCCTCCTCTGTTGGCGCCTTCCATTCCAGTGCCTCGTATTCTGCCTTGACGTAATCCTTACCTTTCATCGCACCGGTCCACCGACCATTGCTCCACGCAAACGCATTAACGTTCATGACATACTGTTGGAGGTTGTCACGGATCGGGGGGAACGATACTTCAAACGCATCGGTTTCAAGGATGTACCGGAAGATGTCGGTGAGTGCGTCCTTCCATCCAGTTTGCCGCTCTTCGATCTTGGTGATGAACACCGGGCTGATCTCCTTTGCCGTGGCAAGGTTGCCGGTGCTCGGATCCATGGTGAGATAGGTTTCTGGAACACCTGTTGCAGCGCAAACCTGCATGAGTGATGCCCGGGCGCCTTCAATCCCGATGATGTTACCGGACCCGGCGCTGATGGTCTTGAGCTCATTGCCTTCCGTTGCCACGACCATTGAGCCGACCGGGTTGCTTTGCAGCGGGGTGCCCATATACTGAGTGTTGCCCTGGAACTGTGCAGCGGTCTTGGCTGCCTGCCCGCTGGTGCCCTTGGTGGTCATCATGTGCGAGTATTTCCGGTACGCTGAGGCTATCGCGTGGAAATCCTCGATGAACTTCTCGTGGGGTTTCGCCCACCGGCACGCTGCTACCATCTCGTTCAATGCGAACTTTGCTTTGAGCGGTTTGCGGGCGGAAACGTGGTATACCACGACGGACGGCTCGATATCGTATTCCGCTCCTTTGTATTTCAGCTTGGTTTTACCGGCCGGGTAATCGTCATCCGTGGCAAACATCGATGGGTACGCCATTCGGCGCTGTTTCCCCACATCATCCTGCCATTGCCGGATATAGAACAACGGGCGGGCGGCATCTTCCGGATCGGTCATGATATCTGCGATCTCGCTGTTGCTCCATGCCCGCATCGCTACCGGCTCCTTATCCTTCCACACTGCGATGAAGACGTTGCCGGTCTTGATCAGTTCGAGGTCAGCCTCGATCATGGCTTTGTGGGTGAATAGTGCGTTCCGGTTGATCGGGTCGGACTGGATCGCCTTGATCGTCTTTTCGATATCGCTGTCTTTCTCGGACGGGGTGATCGAGTAGTTCATGGCGAACGTGAACTGCGTTATGACGTTGCACGCCCGGTTGATCAGCGGGTTGAACACGTACATGAAGTTGGTGATATCAGCGTACATGTCGATAGTGGTCTTCTGCATGTACCGGAACTGATCGGAGTTGGCACCGCTGACCCGCATCCAGAGGTAATCTCGATCTACGCGGTTGGCCCAATCGAGATCCGCCCATCCTTCCGAGAGTTGCCCGGGATCGCCCTCCTTACCGCGCTCTTCCAGTTCCAGCATGAGGTTGTTGGACCGGGCGACCAGTTCCTCATATCGCTGCACGAGCCGGTCCTGCGGGGCTGCGGTTTCTGTGACTTTTTTGTGTCGGCTCATTTCAATTCAACCCCGTTGAATAATACGACGGTGCGCGGGTTTTCGAGTTTGAACTTTACCCACGATTGCCTCTCATTCTGAATGGTTTCGTCGTCGGCATCTTCGATATTATATTCAACAATGGGGATCCCATGTCGGCCCCACTTCAACCACTTGATAATAGCGCGGCGGTCCCGGTAAAGGTTTGCGGCGACGACCCCAATAACAACACCAATGAGTGTGCTATCAATCATTGCACCCACCTTCCTTCTTCAAAGTGCCCCGGATTGGTCTGCGCCTGCGGTTTCAGGTGTTGCGGAGGTACTGGCCGGGCTTCTGCATTGCGGCACCGTCCCGTCTCATCCACCGCGATCATCTTCAAGGAACAGGTCGGCTCGATGTGGGTCTTGACGTTGAACCGGCACGTTTCGGCGGCGCACCCTATGATCGTCTCGCGGAAATCACCGGACATAATCACACCCTCGAATCATTCAGGCATGTCCGGCAGTCGCAGGTATCCTGGTGCGCCATCAGCCACCGGTATTTCGAGGCGGGCATGATGAGGTGGACTTCCGTTTCCGTGCTGAGACGTTTCGGCAGGGTGTCGATCAGCCGGCCCACAACCGCGTCAAGGTCCGGGAGTTTGAACACGCCTTTCAGCTCTTCCAGCCGGGCTTTGGTGTCCGGCTTGACCTTCATCGTGGTGGGTGTTACCTTGTCCTGCTCAATCGCCTGCTCAATGAGTGTTGTGCGCCGAATCGGACCCGCCGGGGCGTTCCGCGTGATCTCATTTATTTCATCCTGTGTCGATTCACTGACTTCGCAGGGGGGTTTTTCATCAAACGGTGTTTTAGGGGGGGCTAACCGTTGTGCGGGCGGCTGCGGTTGTTCGGCGGGCTGTACCTGTTTACCTTTCTGCTGGTTGCTGGTTTTGCTCATCTCTAAATCTCCGTGTCGTCGTCGATGACGTACACTCTCGGCTGTTCCTGCTCCTTCAGGCCGAGCCCGAAGAGTTCCCAAATACACCATACCAGGGCGTCCATCCGGTCCGGGGATTTACTGGCGCCGGGTGACCAATCGCACATCTGATCTTCCAGCGCCGGGAACGTCCCGACATGATGGATCCTGCCCTGTTCATAGAGCGCAGCCACCGGCTCCGCCCTGATTGCTTTTCCTCGTGAGGCGTGGACTGCCGTAAACGGGATGTTTCGGTCAACCGTGCGGATATTGACCTCTACGAGATCCCCGCCGTTATTGACTTCACCAACCATCCTGTCGGCTTTCCGTGCGTGGAACGTCCGGACACCCGCCCGCGCCCATTCTGCGGGGGATGCCTGTAAGGAAGCGTCATCGAGGATATACCCGTGCCCATTGGCAGCGATACCGCCGGCGATAATGCCCGTTTCGTCAGAGTTCTCATTACCAGTGACTGAGGGATCCACACCAACAACCACCCGTATCAGGGGCGGCATGGCACCTTCACGGATGCGGAGGTTTTCGATAATATCCCTCTGGAATAGTGCATTGGGGTTATCGTCGAGGATTTCCCCCTCCAACTCCTGCCGGCCTAACCGTGTACCTTCGTACTTATCCCGGATCCGCTTCAGGAAGACGGGGGATAAGTTCTCGGCGTTCTCAAATGTGGAAAAACGAACGTCAATAGTCAGAGGATCTTTTATGAGCCGTTTTATGATAGGGATCGGGCGGGGTGTGGTAGTGCAAAACACCTGCGGATTATCCCCCAATCGAAGCCCGAATTCCATGTTATCCCACGTCTCTTCGGGGTATTTGAACTTTGCCAGCTCATCGATCCAAATAGTATCGTGCGCAGGACCACGGAGTTGATCCGGCTCCTCCCCCGAAAAGGTAGTTGCAATTGCGCCGTTTGGAAATATCAGCCGGCGTTTTGATGATGCGTATTCCGGCAGTTCGTCCGGTCGGGCGATCTTCATGATGCTGGACGGCCCCAATTCAACCATCGTATCCCTGACATCAGCGGAGGTCTGCCCTATCAAGGCGATGTGTTTGTACCCTTGCCTCACACGCTTTAAGATCCATTCAGCCCCGGATCTGGTCTTTCCCCCGCCCCGGCCCGACCGCATTAGGTAGCAGAACCATTGTTTATCTTCCGGGGGGATCTGCCCGGGGTGCGCCAGGAACGCCCACCGAGTCGAATATTCCCGCAGGATATCCATATCGCTAATGTTTGCGTTTCGCAAGGATCTCGCGTGCACGCCGTTCCACCTCCTCATCGGGTAATCCGCTTGCCGGGATTAATGGCGTACCGTCTTTCCCGGTGATCTCCTGATCGGACTTATCCCGCTGCCCTAAGTGCTGCTTACCAAGCCAGATCAGCATAGTTGGATTGCCTCCTGACGCTGCCGCATACTGCATACGACGTAAGGATGCTTTGCCAGTTTCCATTCCCTTTTTATGAATCCGTAGAAATTCGGGGTCGTGTTCAAGTAGGGCAACGGAAACGTTCAAAACAGACGCTATTTCGGATTGCGTGCATAATATTTGTGCCAATTTTTCCGCTTTTTCGTAGTCGATGGGGATCTTTGGCCGGCCTCGCTTCTTCAGTTGGGATGGGTCTTTTTTCTTGGTCACCCGCAATTACCCCCATTAATCCCATATTTTCCCAAATTGTTTTTGACAATGCAGGCTATTTTTGTGCGATTGTCAGGCGTTGAAAACAGAATAGCGGAAAATCGGGTCACTTATTGCATTATTGGAGATTGGGGTATAAAAAGAATATGGTTGCCTAGATGGATCGTGCAATAGTTGATCTATGCTTGCTTCATGGCCTCAATCGCGCTTGCAGAGATCCGGTAATGCCTGCCGAATAGGACCGCCTTGATCTTCCCGTTGCCGATCCATTCCCGGATCGTGCGGTCCCGTACCTTCAGCGCAGCGGCTACTTCTGCCACGGTGTAATATTGCTCAAGGGTTGGGGGGGTCATCAACCCACCACGATACTATATCCGCCGTGCACACGCTTGCCGTACCATGGTGTACCCGGGCCCCACATCTGATCGCAATCCGAGTACATCTGTGCCCGTGTTGATGCGTAATCAGGACAGTTGCCACCGATGATATCACCGGTTACGGTGTCCATGAGCACCCAGATCCGGCGCCCGTCCATGTTATCGTTACCATCGTATTTTACTGCTTTTAGGATGTGTCGTGTCATTTTTGGTTATCCACCTGTGCACCTTGCACACATACCTATATGCACTACAAGTATATAAACGTATGTCTACGTGCATCAACGCACATCAAAAAGAGGGGGATTAGGATATCAGTTTGATCTCTTTGCCGGGGAACGTGTCCA